AGCCGCTGTAGGACTTCCGGCAGTAGGAGCCACAGCGTTTGCCGTTGCAACCGTTGCGCTGCCACCAGTGCCGAGAAACACGGTTGTCGCTCCAGCATTAATCAAGCGAAACTGACCAGCATTCTGCGCGTCCAGCTTGCCGTTTACAGGTGCTTGGATGCCGGCCGGAGCAACAGCAGCTGCTGCCACGACAATGGTTTGGCCAAGGGGCGAGAACGCAATTTGTGAATTGTTTGACATGGTGACTCCATTACTTGATTAAAACTTCAGCCTGTCGTGCCTCGACCTCGTAGGGGTTGGCCCAGTAGCCGTATCGTATCAGCCAGTAGCCATATTTGATAGCGTAGACCAGCTTGCCGTCACGCTCCATCTGCTCCAGGTGCTTGCGCTCGTGCCTGATCAGACCTTGGTGAAGTTCATAGCCTGGAGCCATGTAGATCACGCCCCAGAACGATGTCCACCCCTGGAAGCCAAAGGCTTTCATGTATCGCAAGATCAGGCCAGAGGCGGTGCGAATCATGGTTGGGCAGCAGCCTTGTAAGCCGCCACCACAGCAGCAGTGTGCGTTGCCGCACAAATAGCTTTCACACGGGCATCTTCGGCACTGTAGTCGTCACCTGGGGCAATAACGTGGCGGTGGAACGTGCTGCTAATCTGCTCTCCGTCTTCCATGATAGCGGTCTTGGTGCGAACCTGCACAGCGCCGTTTTCGAGGGTTTCAATCAGGTCAACAAAAACAATTTTTTGTAACATAATAGTTATTACCTTAAAAATTAAACAATGTAAGAAATCAACGCCAACACCTGTGCGCCAGTCAAACCGACGTTTGTGTATCTGGCTAATGCGTAATCGTACAATCTAAATTCAGTGTCTGAGACAATTAAACCTGTTGTTGGGGTTGTTTTTCCAGAGATAAAAGAAGCAATATTTGCAATTCTTGAACCCGATCCAGCCACTGCTGCTGCAAATGGCAAACCGCCAATTAAAACATCAGAAGCATTAACCGTAACTGGAAATGCTATTCTAAAATTCAAAGTTACCAAACGTCCTATTTTTGTGTAAGTTGAATACTCCTGCGTAAATATAAGACTCGCACCGCTGGCATCAGTTGGCGTCCAAGTGCCTTCTTCATAATCAGCCAGCAACTCACTTGTGCCTGTGCCTGGTGTGGCAGAAAAGTCGATGCCTTTTCCTGATGTGCCGATGATTAGGTTGCCGGTAGATAGAGTAACGTCACCGGGCAATGAAATCGGCGTTGCAATCTGGCTGGCGTTGATGATATTGGTGACTGTTTTTAACACTCTGGCTCTCCTTAAAGTGATGCAATGATAAAGACTAGGAGTTCTTCGTAACGAACACCGTAAGCGTTGCCAGCTTTGGCAAGTTTGTATGACTTTTCGTATTGATCTTCCCACTCGTCGTAGCAAAACATACCGTAGTCATCAGGATTCAAGTTCTCTGACCTAAATGCTTCTGCAAGTTCTTGAGCAATGATGCCAAAGTGAATGCGAGCTTTTGTGCCTTTTTTCTCGACAGCCTCGTTCCATTTAAAAGCGCGAAGAAGACCTTTGCATTTCAACGCGACAGCTTTTTCTGCGTCAAGCAAAGTCCTAATCTGTTGCTTCTCTCTTGCATCAGATGTATTGATTGTGCCGTTAGTTGCAAATACTTCAGACCAACGGAAACCAGCGCGGCCTAAAGTAATCTCGTTGTTTGTACCCGGTTCAAAGGATAAATTTGACCCACTAAGCCCGACACTCTTTATTGTTAACACACTGCCGGAAGCTGCTGCAACAGCAGTTGATGCGTTAAGGCGGGTATACCCAGAAACAGTGCCAAACGTCAAACTATTGCCATATGACGCAGCAACGTAAGCCTCACCAGTTACCGTGTCATAGTTACTCGACACAGACCCATCATAAACCGACGTAGCACCAAGCTGAATTGGCTTTTTTGCCCTACGGTAGCCTGACGCAGCCGCTGGCATATCTCCAACACCAACCGCAATTAACTGACCAAAATCAGGGCCAAGACCAGTTCCACCAATTGCATTGTTCCATTGCGCCGCAGTGTTACCTGCGTCTACAACAGTTGAAGCAAACTGGTTGTTATAAATTTGGGCAATGTAATACAAAGTTGCGCTGGTAGGCGCTTGAACATTTACGTTGCTACCACTGCGGTTGTTACGGATTACAACAGCTTTATTAGCGCTGACGTTTATCAGTGTGTTTGCAGAGTTAAGAAGGTTGTCTTCAATTGTAGAAAGTACGCCCGATCCGGTCAGATAAACAACACTAGATTCGTTGAAGAAGTAAGTTCCTGTGTCTGATTCTGTGTAGTTTCCACGAATTGTGTAGCTTGAGTTTCCAACAGATTGAATTGCGGCAGTGTCATACGCTTGGATGTCGCAATTTTCGATAAGAGTAGTTTGACTTCCTCCTTGAAGGGCTACATGAGTATCAGCCCCAAGAAACCTACAACCATAAAGCGTGTTATTGATTGTGTTAGTTCCAAGTAAGACAACGCTAGTAGCGTGTCTTGCGCCTTTGGTGTTTTGCCATAGACACTGATTGAAGGTTGTCCAGTCGACTTGACTGTTAACAACATCACCAAGCTGAACAACAATACCTGTAGTCGCCTTGGCGTTTACAAACGAACAACCGTTATAAGTGTGATATGTGCAGTTTTGTTTTAGCTTGTAAACAATGTCGCACAATCCGTCACCATCAAACCCAATGTTTGTCATTTGGAAACGATGCACTGTGTCAAATTCAAAAAATACAGCGCCTGCAGTACGGCAACGAATGGTTGCTACATTTCCTGCATTGGCTCCAAGAGTTCCGTTATAGCCAGAACCCTCGCCAACCCAAGTCATTGTGCTGCAATCTGGATTCGTTAGTTGTAGCGGATCGCACAAATAAACACCAGCAGGCCAGTAAATCAATCCGGCTCTGGTATCTATTGCAGCTTGAATTGCTGATGTGCAGTTAAATGTTGAAGTTCCAGCTTTAATTGCAGCGTGTTCTGCTTGAGGAATAAAATCAAGAATGTTAATCGTATCGTCAAGTTTATTGGCAACGGTTCTTTCAGTGGCGCTTGTTCTGTTGAGAGTATAGGAAACTTCATCAGCATCAATGCCAGTGACAACAACATCGCTGTAACGCTCAGTTGCAGCCGGTGCTGAATACACCACGCTGCCACTGCGGTTCTGCACCTGGATGCTGTAGTCGCTGTTGACGTAGATCCTGGCCGGCGTACCCTGGTAGACAGGATAACCGTTGAGCGTGCGGATTGGCTGCACAGCTGCAATGGTCAAAGCAGCATCCCAATAGGCTGAGATTGGGTTGACTATTGGGTTTAGATTGATCGTGCCAAGCCAGATGTAGCCATTCTCAAGAGGTTGGCCATCCGTCTCCGTAAAGATCGGGTACGGTGGTTGAATTGAGAGTGCGGACATTACTGGTTCTCCTGATCAAATTGTCGACCGGCTTGTGTTGCAGTCTGCAACCACTGGATTCTTGAATCAAGTGCTTTTGGCAGCTTAACTGCATCTGCAAAATTCTGAAAGGATTGTGACATGGCCGTGCGACGAAGGGCAGCTGCGCTTGGTGCTGGTTTGGTTGCCGCTTCGACTGCAAGTTTTTGGAATGCCTCATCAGCAAACAGCTTGCCGGCCGCTTTAACTCGTTCCTCTGCACCTGTTGACATGAATTTGATAATGTCAGGGGCCACTGCACCGCCGCCAGGAACCATGCCTGTGACTGTCGTAACAATGCGCTGAGTAATAGTGCTGTCCATCACCTTGCCAATAAGTCCTTCAGGGTTTGCAAATGCTTGATTTGCCTTACCGGTGGTTAGTACATTGGCCCTGGCCTCGGTGATGCGCTTGGATACCTCAAACAGATCGCGCAACACGTTTGCTGAGTCTTTGCCAAGTGTCTCCACAATCGTTTTGTAGACAGGCGGATTAGCACGTAACTTGGGGTAAATGTCAGCAAATTCTGAGAAGCCAAAACCGCCTTTTTCTGCGCCTCGGGCTGATCGTGTGACGGATGCCAGTGCTGTGGCAATTGTTTCTTTGCGTAGGTCTTCAGGAACAGCTTTAAGCAGTCGGTTGAACTCACCCGCATCACCTTTGGCTGCGCCTGTGATGGCAGTTCGCATTTTGTTTGCCACGCTGCCTTCAATGTCCTGGCCAAAAGCATTCACAATGCGTTGACCTAATGCGCGCTCTTTGGCGTAAATCAGATTGGCTGCACGCAGTTGCTTGCGCAGTTCCTCACCACCAATGTTGCCCACGTTTGTCAGTTGATCGTCAGCAAGTGCTGCATACAGGCGCTTTAGGTCTGCTTCGGCCATGCTGCCGTATGGTGACTCCAGCTTGTCAATGGCTTTCCCGATTAGCGTTTTTTCGCGCTTGAGCCGGCCATACGTGACATTGCCATCTTCAATCATCTTGGCCAGATTGCGCTCTGCGGCTGACATTCCTTTTTCGCCAACTTCAGCTTTAACGGACGCAAGAATTTCTTGGAGTTTTGGCAATTCAACTACTGACGTTTTGGGAACTACTTCGTCAACCGAGTTGTAAATTTTGCTTGCTTGTGCATTTAGGTCAGATCGAGTTGCTGTCAGTGAGTCTTTGATCTTCTGCGAAACCACACCAGGCGCTACTGCACCTTCAACAAAGGTTGCATCAAACTGCCTGATCACCTCGTCGGCCTTTTCCACGGCCTGAGAAACGGTTGTGCGCCATGCTGCCTCTGCTTCGCTTGCTGCGGCTGAACGGGTTAGTCCTGCGGCTGCTCTCACCTGTGGGCTATCGCTGAATACGTCAGCAGGTAGTTTGATGCCGAGCCGGTCGGCTGCTTCCTTGGCTCCAACATTGATTTGTGCAAGATCGGCCAGCTTGTTGCGTGCTGCTGCTGCACCAAAACCCGTGCCAGATGCTTTCTGAACAAGATTATTGACAACCTCTGTGGTCACGGTGGTGGTCGCAGTTGGGGCGGCAGCTGGTGTTACAGGCGGTGCTGCTGTTGGTGCAACAGGTGGTGCTTCTGGCGTTACAGGTGGCGCTTCAAAGGTTGGTTCAACTCGTGGAGCAGGAGCAGGGCCAGGGCGTGGCATAACCCTCTGTGCGCCGCTTCTGACTGCTTGGACTACTGGTGCCCCAACTCGCTGCAAAATCTGCCCTGCTGGGCCTGTAGCCGCTGCCATGCCTATTTCAGCAAGTTCACCTCGACCAGCATTTCCACCAGTTGCCGCTTGGCTTGCTTCAATAGCTGCTTGCGTAGCACCCGAACCAAGGATTGCGCCTGGAATAGTTCTTGCAGCGCCGGCCGGTGTGAATGCTGCTATGCCACCAATCGCTCGGGGAATGTCTCCCATTGTGAAGCCAGGCGTGATTGCATACTCTTTTTGATCAACTGACGAACGCAGCAGGTAATTGCCCTTGGCATCTTGGCGAACCTGGACGCCGGGGAAATTGGCTTGCAGGATCTGCACCGTTTCCTTGGGGTTGCTCATCATCGTGCCAAGCGCAGATTTGAACGATGCCACGCTCACCTGATTCATTTCTGGCATTGATGTCCACTCTGGGAGCGTTTGCGTCTCAGGTGTTGCGCGTCTTGCCCCTGTAATCTGCTCGGCTAAACCTTCAAAGAATCCCATCTGAGGCTGTGCGGCTGGTGCTGCTGCCGAGGCTGGTGCAACGGGTGCTGGAGGCGGTGCAGCAATGGGGGCAGATGCAGGAGCAGATGCAGGGGCTACCGGGGCAGGTAAAGCACTAACATTCACACCCTTGCGTGCCAATTCTCGGCCAATTGAGTCAAGATCACTTTTCGCTCTTGTGTCGCCGGCCTGGACTCTGCTTTGTGTTTGTTGATACTCCTGCGTCAAAATCTGAACAGCGTCTTTGTCTCGTCCAGCTTGCTGCGTTGGAGTAACTTGTGCGCTTGCAGCCAGGGCAGCAGGGGCAGCTTGTGGTGTCGGTACAGGTGCTGGGGCCGCCATTGCAGATGCTGGGGCAGATGCCGGGGCAGCTGGACTACCGGCACGAATTGCCGCCACCCGTGCTTTCAGATCAGGCGAATCTGGTGCAACATCGTCAGGGATGTTGTTGATGGTGATGCCATCTTTGGTGGTGATGGAGTACGGCATATCAGTAATCCACCGTTATGTTTCGTTGACCAGCAGCAGGGCGAGTTGCCGCAGCAGGGGCAGGAGCAGGAGCAGGCGCAGCTGGTAGTGGCGTTGCTGTTGGAGAAGTCTGTGCAACAGGTGCAGCCTCGGCCGCTGTATAGAAAATGTTATTTGTGTTTAGACCGTAGCCAGTGGCAATGCGCTCAAGTCCAGTACGAACTGTTTTCTCACTTTCTAATGCGCTGCTGTACAGGTTTTTGGCTTGACCTTTAAAGGAGTTGCGCTGAGAAGCATTTAGACGCTCACCGGTAATCAACTTGTTGTAAATATTCATGATGCGCTCTGGCACACCGGCTGCGTTCTGTGCAGTGGCAAATTCTCCCTCGCGCACCACAGATCCAGGATCAAGCATTTTCATGTAGCCAAAGATCAATGACAAGTCACCGACCGCACTGTCATCAGACGAAAGCACACGGCCATAGGCTGACTTGACTGTCTGATATGGCTGGGTCTGGTCGTTGTATTCCTTGCGGAACCTACCTTCAACCTCTGGTCGCTTGTCAGCAGGAATGACGCCCATTGCCATCTGAGCAGCTTCTGCCTCGGCACGTGTTGCTTGAGCGCCAGATAACTTTGCCGCAGCGTCAGATGCACGGATTGCAGCTTTAGCTTGATCAATCTGAGATTGAGTTAGGTTGATTTCCAAACCAAACTTCTCTGGGGCATACTTGGCTTGCGCTTCTTGAACAATGGCATCGGCGTTAATTTTTCGCAGTTGACCTGGTGCTTGTGCTTCTTCTCTGCGAGATTTCCGCACATTGGCAATGCTTTCATACCAGTCTTTTCCAAAGGTGGCGCCACCTACCAGTTCCACATTTTTAATGGCCTGATCTGGTGAAACTTCAGCTAGCTTGAGCGTGTCTTGCCATGCCTTTTTTTGCATGGGGTCTGTCTCTGCTTCTGCATATTGCCGTAACAGTTGCTTGGCAGATTCTGGGTTTGACTCCAAAGCCGCAAGCACTTGACCAGTAAATCGTTTTGACGTCGCCAGCTTTTCATCAGTCATGGTTTTGCCAACAGCTTGTAGCGCATCGAATTGCTGCTTGTTAGCGCCTATGAACAGGCGTTCCAAATTTTCGTACTTTCGTTCTGCTGGTGGCGTTGTAAAAAATGTGCTTATGTCAGTCTGGTATCTTTGTTGCTCGGCTTGTGCCAATGCTTGCTGAACACGTTTCTGCTCGTCTGCTTCGCGCTGCGCGTAGATGTTGGCAATGCCAGTGCCAAGCTGTAAACCCTGCACGGCCTGTGCAAACGGGTCTTGGACGTTTTGAAGGTAGTTGATTGGTTGAACCATGATTAAAATCCTGCCCGTTGACCGCCATAAGCGCTGCCCTGGCCAATGCTGTAACCGTTGTCACTAACGGCCGGCGCAAAAGTTGGCAGACCTCTGGCAATAGTGCCAAACATTCCAGGGAAATTAAACGCTTGGCTTTGCCCCATGATGCCACCAGCCGTAGCTGCACCTTGTTGCCCCAAAAGATTGGCAATGTTTGCGCCGGTTTGAGATCCAGCCGTGCCAACGCCAGCTGCTGATGCCTGACCAATCCTTGCAAGTTCGCCCGTTGCACTCAGTCCACTTGATGCCAGGTTTTGCGCTACCGTGCCGCCTGTTGCTGCCAAACCGCCAAGCCTGCCATATTGTTGGTTGATCAATTCGTTTAACAGTTGTGGGCGGAACTGCGCGAGTGCGCCTTGAAGATTTCCGCCACGCAAGCCACCTGTGGCTGATGCCCCTGACAACAATGCTCCCTCGCCTTGCTCGGTCAGGGCTTTGAATTGCTCGCCGCCACTAATGCCTGCAATGGCTTGCCGCTGTGCTTCCGGGCCTCTGAGACCGATTAAAGCCTGCTGCTGCTCAAGTGCTGGGGCGCCGGCCTGTGCGTATTGTTGGAGTGTTGGCAATGCACCAGCGCCAGCTTGTTGGTATGGTGCGTAAGCCCCAAGCGCTCCACCTCCAGCCTGGACGTAAGGCGCGAGTAATTGCTGGACAGCTTCATTCTGCCTGCGTTGCTCATCAATGCCAGCCTGGGCTGCGCCTGCTTGTGTTTCTGATGCGCTTCTGGTAGCGCTTGACGTCATTTGACTGCCAATTAGACCGCCTCCTACCACTAGTCCTGTTACTGGATCAGGCATGATCAAACTCCTTCATGTAATCTTCAAATTTTTCACCATAGAGCGACATAATTTCATGCGCTATCTTGGTGGTTTCTTGTGTTCCATGACATAAAGCGACAGCCATTAAAACCACATCGTAGTAACCAGCACGCCAAACAAATGATCTGGCATCTGCTTTGCCAGTGCGCTCGGCATGATCTGATGCCTGCCATTTCAAAATTGCTGTGGCAACAACTGGCGCTAAATTGTGAGAATTGGCAATCCAGAATGAATTCTGATTCATGCCAACCAGGGTATTCCAAATCACCGAATTTAGGTCTTCGCGCTTTACCGTATCGCCGTCTGCCACATCGTCAAAGACTTGGATGGCCTCATATAGCATGAGTAGCCAATCAACGGCTGGCGCTGGCAGAATCCTTTTCAGGTTCTCTTTGAGCCAATCAGTCATGCACAACTCCTGTTAAGGGCAGGCCGCTGGATGCCATAACTCAGCATCATCATTTTCCCACATTTCATCATTCCGTCAATCCATCTCAGATTCGCGCTCTTCCCATGCCTGACAAACCCGCATATCGTTGCAAATAAAGTTCAGCTTTTCGCAGTGGCCTCTGAACCCTGCACCCTTGTCGTAAGACGCCATCGGGATGCGCTCAATCTTCACCTGGGTCATAAAGGTGTTGTCGTAATACTCGCAATTGGAGCAGTGCTTGCGCCGTGCATCCTTCTCGTTGCATTGCATGGCCTCTGCTAGACCTACATAAAACGGTTTGTTTGCGCCTAGTTCGTTGGTCGGCACTTCGGGTCCGTAGTTCCAATCTTGGACCGCGATGGCGTAGTTCTTTTTGTTCTCTGCGTTGGTGATGAATTCTTCATCCATCGGCAGGCCGGCAAAGCCTTTGGGAATCATCATAAATTGTTTCATGGCAATCCTTTAGGTGATTTCGCGGCCTGATGCGCGGATGGTCAATG